GTGGTTCAGGTGCTATGAGTGGCGGTTGTTTTACCGCAGACACTCTTGTTTCAGTGCCTGGTGGCACAAAGGCGATCAAAGATATTCAGATCGGTGACATCGTTTGCAGTTTTGACGACAAGGGCAAAATTCATGAAGGCAAAGTCCTTAAGGTTCACGAGCACGAAAATGAGCGTGTCGTCAGGTACAAGCTTTGGGGCGGCCAGTGCTTAGACGCTACGCCCAACCATTGGGTCCTAAATCAGTTCAATGCGTTCGCCGCGATTGGATCGCTTGGTTCTGATGATTGCTTGGTTGACGAGTTTAACCATCTTCTCCCGATTGTTAGTCGAACAGAGATTGGAGAGCATACGGTTTACAACTTGACCGTAGAAGGTCATCACACCTTTATTGCTAACACCATTCGTGTTCACAACGCTGGCCTTGGCCTAAAAATTGTTGGTTCAGGTGGCGGTAGTGGCAGCAAAGGCGGTGGCGGTTCACCAGAGGAGAGTCCAGACAATCTTCAGTCAACACAGTATGCTCGTGTCCTTGATTTAATTAGTGAAGGAGAGATTCAAGGAATCGAAGGCGGACAAAAGGGTGTGTACCTTGATGGAACGCCAGTTCAAGCCTCTAACGGTAGCAACAACTTTAAAGGTTATACATTCGATACTCGAACCGGAACTCAAGGGCAGACATATATTCCAGGCTCTATGGGGCCTCAGAGTGAAGAGCCTGTAGGCGTTGAGATTCTTAAAGACACGCCACACACTGTTCAAATTCAAAAGGAAGCTGTTGATCGCGTTAGGGTCACAATTACAATTCCGCAACTTCAACGATTTGAAGACGATGGAGACATTAGAGGTACTGCAGTTTCTTTCGACATTCAGGTTCAGTATAACGGCGGCGGTTTTACTACTGTTAAGGAAGCAAAAATCAAGGGTAAAAGCAGTAGCTCTTATCAACGGGATTACATAATTCCTCTTACTGGAGCGAAACCCGTAGACATTAGAGTAACACGCAAGACAAAGGATAGCACTAACAAAAATATCCGTAAAACTGTATGGTCAAGCTATACCGAAATTATTGATGAAAAATTTAGTTATCCAAACAGTGCTCTGTGTTTTTTAAAATTCGATGCGCGTCAGTTCCGTAGTATTCCACAGCGAAGGTATCTTGTTCGCGGAATCAAAGTAAAAGTACCGCACAATGCGGTCATAGATACAACTACTCATCTGGGGCGAATTACATATAACGGTTTGTTTAATGGAAGCCTAGGCTTTACTGCTTGGACAAACGATCCGGCCTGGTTGCTATACGATTTGCTGACAAACACTAGGTATGGAGCGGGAATTCCTGAGTCAAGTCTTGACGTTTTTGATTTTTACAGCATCAGCAAATACTGCAACACGCTTGTTCCTGATGGAAAAGGCGGGCTAGAGCCAAGATTCTCTTGTAACATGGTTATCAATACACGAAAAGAAGTTTATACCGTAATTACAGAGCTAACAAACTTGTTTAGAGGCATCAGTTATTACGGCGCTGGAACGCTTGTTTTGAATCAGGACAGGCCAACAGATTCTAGTTATCAAATTGGACCATCTAATGTTGTTGATGGTCAGTTTGTGTATTCAGGCACTGCTTTAAAGACACGTCACACCTGTGCAACTGTTGCTTATCAAAGCTACGAGGATCTAGGCGAGACTAGATATGAGTACGTTGAGCTTGCAGACCAAGTTTCCAAGTACGGCGTTGTCAATAAAGACATTCGCGCAATCGGCTGTTATTCGCAAGGACAAGCGCACAGAATCGGCAAGTGGTTGCTTTTAACTGAAGGCAATCTTACCGACACAGTTACTTTTACCGTGTCACTGGACAGCGGTTTAATTTTAAGACCAGGTGTAGTGATCGACATCGCGGACCCAGTGAAGTCTGGAACGCGACGTAGCGGACGAATTAGCTCTGCCACGACAACTCAAATAACGATTGATAGCACTACAGACTTGTCTGTCAGCTTGTCTGAGTCCCCGACCATTTCAGTAATGATGCCGACAGGTTTGGTTGAGACCAAGACTGTTAGCGACATTAACGGTGCTGTAATCACCATTAGTGGTGAATTTTCTGAAGCACCTAATGCTCAGGCTGTCTTTCTAATTCAAACGACCGATGTTCAGTCAAACCAATTTCGAGTTATTAGCGTTGTAGAAAACGTTGATGATGCAACGTACGCAGTTACTGCTCTTCAGTACAACGAATCTATTTACAATGCTATTGAGAATGACGTCAGCCTGACTCAACGAGATATTACCAGTCTTAGTGGAGCGCCGGACCCTGTTTCCAACATTACCGGCAGTGAATACTTGTATGAGGAAGGTCAAGGCGTACACGTTGGGTTTACTCTTAGCTGGACCGCTCCACCTCAAAACGTAAGTGAGTACAAAGTTTTTTACAGAATAGAAGACGATAACTTTATGGAAGTAACCACATTGAGTCCATCTATCGAACTGCTTTCTCTTAAGCCAGGTTCGCTTGAGGTAAAAGTTCAAGGATTTAATTTTATTGGCAAAGGCGGTTCGATCGCAGAAGAGTCGTTTGAGATTGCAGGCAAGACAGCTCCGCCTGGCAACGTACAGAACTTGACGATTGAATCAATCTCTTCAAACAGCGCTCGACTTAAGTGGGACGAAACAGTTGATTTAGACGTTAAAAACGGAGGCAAGGTCCACGTTCGCCATAGCGCTTTGACCAACGGCAACGCAACGTTCTCTAACAGCGTTGACTTAATTAAAGCTATTGCTGGCTCGTCTACAGATGTTGTCGTTCCTTTGCTTGAGGGTGAATATATTGTCAAGTTTGCTGATGACAGCGGCAACCTAAGTACTGGTGATGCCAGCGTAATTGTCGATCAACCTGATTCACTAGGTAAGTTGGTTGCTAAAAATCATCGAGAAGATCAGCAAACACCTAATCCGTTTCAAGGTACACATGACAGTACGTTCTACAGCAGTCTGTACGACGCATTAACGCTTGATGGCGACGATTTAATTGACAATGTTACTGATTTCGACGCCATGGTCAGCATAGATTCTTTAGGAGACGTCCAACCGCTGGGTACTTACACGTTTTCGGACACTTTGGATTTAGGGCTTGCCCTTGATGCGGTTGAGCTGCAACGGCGTTTTGTCACTCGTGCTTTCTTGCCAAATGACACCGTTGATAGTCGAACTGCATTGCTCGATGATTGGACAGATATTGATGGTGACGAGATTGTTGACGTAAACGCTGAGATGTATGTGCGCTCTACAAGCGATGACCCCAGCGGCTCTCCGACTTACGGCGATTGGGTTCCGTTCAACAGTGGCACTTTTAAGGGTCGTGCGTTCCAGTTCAAGGCTGAGCTGACCAGCGACAAGATTGATGAGAATATCTTGGTGGATGAGCTGGGTTACAAGGTCGAGCTAGACCCGCGCTCCGACCAATCCAACGCAGCTATCGCTAGTGGTACATCCACTAAATCGGTAACGTTCGAAAAACCGTTTTTCGTTGGAACGGCTACGACTGGCGGCGTCAATGCCTACTTGCCAAGTGTCGGCGTCACTGTCCAAAACCTAGGCGCTAACGAGCGTTTTAACATTTCTAACGTCAGCAGCACAGGGTTTGATATTGACGTGCTGGACTCCAGTAACAACAACGTCAACAGGAACTTCACCTATACCGCTAACGGCTATGGCAAGGGGCAGTAGAATTGAGGAACACAAGGCAGCTTTGTTGTGGCTACCCACGATTACGTTCTTGCTAATGCCTCTGGAAGTGCATTCCGTGCTGACCTGAACAACGCGCTGTCGGCTATTGCGTCAAATAACAGCGACAGCTCTGACCCGGCTACGACGTTTGCATTCCAGTGGTACGTCGATACCGGCGATAGCACCCTAAAGATTAGAAACGCTGCCAACGACGGTTACGTCAACGTCAGCACGGTGGGGGGCATTGGAACGGCCAACTTTGGTTTGGCGCCATTGGCTGGGCCAACGTTCACAGGTGATGTCGTCATTAGCAGCACGTCGGCACTGCAGATTCCGGTTGGCACAACCGACGAACGGCCATCAAGCCCATCTGCAGGAGACCTTCGGTTTAACAGCACCACTGCTTCAGCCGAGATCTATGACGGCTCAAACTTTGTTGCTGTTGGCGGTGGCGCTACCGGCGAAGGTGGCGACAAATGCTTTTATGAAAACGATCTAACCGTCACGACTTCCTATACCATTACAGCTAACAGCGGTGCTCATGCCGTTGGACCGCTAGTAATCAACAGTGGCGTCACCGTTACGGTGCCTGCAACTTCAAACCTCGTTATCAGCTGATCATGGCAGTCACGATTAACGGTTCAGGGACTATCAGCGGTGTTGCTGTTGGAGGGCTGCCCGACGCGATTGTTGATGCGGACATGCTGGCGTCCAATGCTGTAACAACAGCAAAAATCAATTCTGACGCCGTAACAGCGGCAAAGATTGCCTCTGGAGCGGTATCAGCGGTTTACACCAGTCATGCAGTTATTTGTGACGAAAAGCTATTTAACGAAGACGGCGGCACGTTTACGAATGGAGAGTTTCGAACGCGTGACTTAAATACTGAGCTTTTTGATCCTGACGGAATCGTCTCTATTACGGACAATACTTTTACTTTGTCTGCCGGCATTTATGTAATTAACTGGAGGTGTCCTGCCTTTGACGTTGACAGACATGTGACGCAATTATACAACCAAACTAGCAGCTCAACTGTTGCGTTAGGTTCAGTTGGTCATTCAGCAGCTTCTGCTCAGGACTGGTCATTTGGCAGTGCGCGAGTAACTATTACCGGAGACACAGTGTTTCGTATCGAACACCGTTCACAAACCACAAGAAGCACTCATGGTTTTGGGGTGGCTCATGATTTTACCGACATAAATACACGCTATACCTACGTTGAAATCTTCATGGAGGCTTGATCATGACTCTTAGACTTAACGGCAGCAACTCAGGGTTCACAGAGGTCAAAGCACCTGCAACAGCAGGCAGCAACACGCTTACCTTGCCAACCAGCAACGGCAGCGCGAACCAAGTCCTTAAAAACAGCGGCACTGCTGGGGCGTTGGAGTTTGCCGCTATTAACAGGGTCAAGCGCGTTTATGCAACAGAGATAAACGTCAATAGTGGTGTGACCTCCGTTGAAATTACAGGAATACCTGCAAACGCTTTATCGATCAAGCTAATCATGAGGGAAATTAGCTTGAACGGTACTAATCATCTAGAACTGCTGCTTGGTCACGCCGCTGACGGTGGAACGTATTTTACAAGCGGTTATTCAAGCTATGGAAACCTTTGTGGTCTTTCCGGTATTTCGGGATCATCTGCCACAGACGGGATGCGCATCCGCTTAAACAGCGCTTCTAGAGATCTTTGCGGCATGATTGAACTTTATCCAGACTTGGCGAATGCACCTTCTTTTTTCTACTCAAACCATGCGTTTATAGACACAAACTCAAATAATACCGCTCATTTTGGCGCTGCAAGAAGCCCAGACGTTAGCGCGGTTACCATTGACAGACTAAAACTTATTCCTAATGGCACTAACCAATTCAACCAAGCTCTTGGCCGTATTAGTCTGATTACGGAGGTGATGGAATGACCATGAACAAGCTCAGCGTCAACATCGTTACTGGCAATTCAACCTTGACTCCGCTTTCTGCAGAGGAAATTGCTGAACGTGAAGCCTATGAACGTGATGTCCAGCCTGGCATCGATCTTCAAACTCTGCGAGAAGAACGCGACCGGCGCTTAGCCGAGACCGATTGGCAAATCGTCAAGCATAAAGAGCTTGGCACCAATATCCCTGCTGCGTTAAAAACGTACAGGCAGGAGCTGAGGGATCTCCCTGAGAACACCAGCGATCCAGCAAACCCTATTTGGCCCGTAAAGCCTTCCTGAGATGTCCACGATCAAGGTCAACAAGATCGAGAACACCGCTACAGCTAATGGCGGTATTGCAATCGACTCCTCAGGCCACATTCAAGCTGACGGTGTTCAGCTGCCATCTGCTGGCGCGTTTAGCTCAAGACGGATCAACATCAATGGAGCGATGCAAGTCGCTCAAAGGAACACCAGCAAGACTGGAATTACCAGCGACGGTTACTACACAGTTGACCGCTTTAAAACAGTTCTGAGCAATTTGGGCACCTATACCCAAACACAAGAGTCTGACGCTCCTGCTGGGTTTGCGTACAGCCTTAAAATGGATTGTACGGTCCAGGATGATTCCCCAGCGTCGGGCGATTATTTTTATCTAAGACACGCCATTGAGGCGCAAGACTTGCAAAGCTTGGCGTATGGAACTTCTTCTGCCGCTGCTTTGACGATTAGCTTTTATGTAAAGTCAAACAAGACAGGCAATGCGACTTTAACGATCCAGCAAAAAGACAACAGTGATAAACAGCTGTGCCTTCAGTATTCAATTAGCGCAGCTTCTACATGGGAGCAAAAAACACTTTCGATCCCAGGTGATGCCTCAGGTGTCATTAACAGTGACACCGGCTCTGGCTTGTCGCTGCAATGGTGGTTGAACAGCGGTTCAGACTTTACTGGGGGTTCCCATCAAACCACCTGGGCAACAGAAAGCAACGCAGATAGAAACGCGAGCAACTTAGGCATCGGTGGTAGCACCAATGACTTCTTTCAGCTTGCTGGAGTTCAACTTGAGTTTGGTGCGATAGCTACGCCGTTTGAGCACAGGCGTTTTGTAGAAGAATTGAACGATTGCAGTCGGTATTATCAAAAAAGCTATAACTACTCGGTAGCCCCTGCGGCGGCATCAGATTTGGGCATGATTGCTAGAAAAGGCGATCAGGCCACAACTTTTGATCAATATCCTGGCGTGGAGTTTCGGCAACCTATGCGTAGCAATCCGACAGTAACGATATATAGTCCACAGGACGGCACTTCAGGTGTGGTATCAAACAGAAGCACGTCGATCAATAGTCATAGCAGTAATGTTGCAGTAAGCACTATCGACAACATTGGCGAGAATGGATTTGGCAGCCTGAACCTCGATGCCGCCACAGGTCCAGCAATCGCCTTTCACTACCAAGCCGACGCAGAGATTTGATCTGTCTTGGCTACTTGCAGCAGCTTCCGATAGACTTGCCTGAGGAGGTGCGTTATGGCTGTCCAACCTGGAACGTACAACATCACGCTCCAGCGGAGGGCTGATTACAGCGTGCTGCTGCAGTTCAAGGACAGTGATGACGCTGTTATCGATCTGACTGGTTATACAGCGTATGCCCAGGTGTGGAACGAAGGTCGCACCAAGAAATACGCTGACTTTGCGATTGCCTATACCGATCGCAGCAATGGTCAGATCACAATTAGTCTGACCGACACGCAAACCACAGACTTCATTGATGAGTTGCGGTATGACGTGCTGTTGGAGGATGGCAGCGAAAATCGTGAGTATTACCTGGAAGGTGTGATCTTCGTCAGCCAGGGCTATACCGCACCATGACAACGGTTAATGTCACCACGACGAACAACACCGTCACGGTTACGGCGG